ATAATACTATCGCTCGTGATCTAGTCATGAAGCGTACGTTGAAGAATGGTAAGTCCTTACAGTTCATCTATACAGGCCGTACAACGGCTGAATTCCACACTGCTGGAAAAAGCATTCTCGGTAATGACGAGAAGGCACCCCCAATCTCAGAGAAGACAATTACTGTTGATGATCTTTTGATCTCCAGTGCATTTGTTTATGAGTTGGATGAGACCCTTGCTCACTACGATCTACGTGGAGAAATCTCCCGTAAGATTGGTTATGCATTGGCCGAGAAATATGACCGTCTTATCTTCCGTGCTATCACACGTGGTGCTAGGAAAGCCAGCCCAGTTAGTATGACTAACTTCCTTGAGCCAGGCGGAACACAGATTCGTGTAGGTGATTCTGCTAATGAATCTGACGCTTATGATGCTTCTGATCTAGTTGCTGCATTCTATGATGCTGCAGCTGCAATGGATGAGAAAGGTGTAAGTGGAGACGGACGTGTAGGTGTACTTAACCCACGTCAATACTACAGCTTGATTCAACAAGTTGGAGATAACGGACTCGTTAACCGTGATCAGCAAGGTTCCTCACGTCAAAGTGGAAATGGAATCATTGAAATTGCTGGTATCAAAATCTACAAGTCAATGAATATCCCATTCCTTGGTAAGTATGGTGTTGATTACGGCGGAACTACAGGTGAAACCTCACCTACTAATCTTGGTAGTTTCGTAGGTCCTGCTTTGGATGATGCATCCGATGCAACGACTGGAATCAACAATGATTATGGTACTGCTGCTGAAGTAGGTTCACTATCGTGTGGACTCATCTTCCAGAAAGAAGCAGCTGGTTGTGTAGAAGCAATTGGTCCTCAAGTACAAGTTACCTCAGGTGACATCTCAGTGGTTTACCAAGGTGATGTAATCCTAGGTCGTTTGGCTATGGGTGCTGATTATCTAAATCCTGCTGCAGCTGTTGAGCTGTATGTTGGAGATACTGCTCCATCTGCATACTGATTCATTTTATACATGGGGAGATCTTCGGGTCTCCCTTTTTTTTATTCACATATATTAACTATGCCTATTCCTACCACTAACGCTACACAAGAACTACCCGCAGTCAATGAAATATTAGCGTCAGTTGGTCAGGCGCCTGTAACTACCCTCGATCAAACCAACCCGGACGTTGCGATTGCATACGATACTTTACTTAGAGTATCCCGAGAAGTACAGGCAGAAGGTTGGTGCTTCAATAAAGAATATAACATTAAAGAAAGTCCAGATACGGATGGATACATTAGTTATCCAGAAGATGTCTTACAAATGGATCTAACTATTAACAGTGCCAATGGTAATAAAGATGTAGTTAGACGCAATGGAAAACTATATGACAAAGTTGAACATACAGATGTATGGACAGATGATGTATATGTAGATAAAGTATTAAAGTTAGACTGGGTTGATTTACCAGTACCCATTCAAGATTACGTTGTCTCTAAGGCAGCCACAATCGTCTCTAGTCGCATCGTAGGTGACACTGAACAGTACAAGATGCTTCAACAAAAAGAGGCCTATTGTAGGGCCACTGCGATGGAGTATGAAACTCAACAAGGAGACTATACTTTCTTTGGTCATCCACAAGGACAGAATTATTATAAGAGCTATCAACCTTATCACGCATTATATCGCTAATGGCAGCAGTAACTCAAACAATCCCTACCTATTTAGGTGGGGTATCAAAACAAATAGATAGTAAAAAGAAGCCAGGTCAAGTAAGAGAATGTCTAAATGCTTACCCTGATCCAACCTTTGGATTAATGAAAAGACCTGGCACTAAGTTTATTAAGACACTAGCTACTTCATCACTGACCGATGCTAAGTGGTTCTATATCCATAGAGATGGAGATGAACAATACATAGGACGTATCAGTAAAGGTAGTCCAGGTAATATAGCAATATGGAATGCTACTTCAGGTGCAGTTTGCACGGTTACATATCCAACAGCAGGACATCAGGACTATCTTCAACCAGCTTCAGGTTCTTCAGACACACCTAATATTAACTATGATATATTAACTGTACAAGATACCACCATAGTTACTAATAAGACTACTGTAATTACTACACAAACAGCACCTACATATACAGCTAATAAGAAAGCAACTGTTCGGTTATTGAAAGTGAAGTATGGTTGTAGATATAGAGTAAAGATTAACTCTTCAACAACAACTGATTATGTCACTATCATGGAGGATGCTTCAGGAGCTACTGAAGTATTGAGTTCAGACACTATACTCGATGAGTTAGAAACTAATATAGGTTCACTTTCAATTACTGGTATGACTGTTACACGTCTACCTTCTTCAATTGAATTATCTTGTACCTCTGCTTTTACTATTGAAGCTATTGATGATCAAGGTAATGAAAACCTAGAAGTATTTCAAGAACAAGTAAATGACATAACTGACTTACCTAACCAATGCTCACACGACAGACTAGTTAAAGTTATCAATACATCTAATGATGATAAGGATGCTTACTGGGCTAAGTTTGTAGCTGAAGCTGGTAGTGGATCAGGCCCTGGATTCTGGGAAGAAACTATTGACCCTAATGTATCAGTTGGTCTAACTGCTTCAACCATGCCTCATGAATTGAAGAATACAGCTACTGATACTTTTACATTTGGTGAAATAGCTTGGAAGGATAGACTAGTAGGAGATGATGAAACTAATGAACATCCTTCTTTTGCTAAAGATGGTGATAAGACTATTCAACAGACATTCCTACATAACAATAGGTTAGGGTTCCTAACTGAAGATAATGTATCCATCAGTCAATCACAGGATTACTATAACTTTTACTATACTTCTGCCTTAACTAGTACAGCTTCAGATCCTATCGATTTAAGTTGTTCTAGTATTAGACCTGCTGTATTACATGGTGTCCTACCAACTGCACAAGGTTTAGTTTTATTCAGTAAGAATCAACAGTTTCTTATGTTTGCTAATGAAGGTATCTTAACACCTTCTACAGCTATCATTAGATCTATCTCTAACTATGAGATGGATACCAATATAGACCCTGTAGACGTTGGTACTAATATTAATTTTGTAAGTAAGACACCTAGTTATTCTCGTGTCTTTGGGATGCAAACTAAAGGATATGAAGAAAACCCAATCATTCAAGACATCAGTAGAGCAGTATCACAATGGATGCCTGAAACTCTAGATAGTCTTATCTCTAGTCCACAGAATTCTTTAACTGCTTTATATGGTAGAGCAAATGCTGACTTATATTTATACCGTGTGTATAATGTAGGTAAGGATCAGATGATGCAGTCTTGGTTTAGATGGGAGATGCCAGGTAATATTCAATTCTGTACAATTGATAATGATGTTATGTGGACAGTAATAGAAAGTGGTACAGACTACATTCTACTTAAATCTAACATCAGTAAATCTACAGAGGATGATATTATTGAGACTGATGATGGTCAGAAGATTAACCCACATATGGATATGTTTGCTTATCCAACAGCTGCAGGTAAAGTAACACTTGTAAATGATGATAAGGATACACAGATAGAAATACCTTATGATGATTTATCTTCACTTACACCAGTTCTACTTATCAAGGGTTCAGGTGTAACTGAATCAGGACTAACTATTACTCCAACTAGGAGTGGATCAGGTCCTTATTACTTCACTGTAGCTAACAGAGATTTAAAAACTAATACTACTTATACAGACATCCTTGTAGGTTATAAGTATAACTATGATGTAGAACTACCTAAGACATACTTTAGGAAGCAAGACGAAACAAATGATTATTCTGCTAATTTAACTATTGCTAGGATGAAGTTTGCAGTAGGTCTATCTAGTGTTATAGGTTTTAAATTAAAGAGTAAAGGATATAGAGGACCACTAGCTGAATTCACAGGTGATGGTTCTACTGTTGACTTCATTGTACCTTTTGAACTAAAGACAGAGAATGGTATTACAGTTAAATTAGATGGTGCTGTAGTGGACCCAGATGACTACACAGTCGTTGAACATACTACAGAAGGTCAGTATAAGGTTACGTTCGATACAGCCCCTACAGCAGCAAGTACAGCAGCTAATGTAACTACACCAGCACAAGCTATAGAGATAACCACTAACACTTGGTATGATGTACAACCAGTACAAGAAACAGGTCAATATTTAGCAGATGATGTACCCCTAGCAGAGGAGAATTTATTTACATTGCCAATACATCAACGTACAGATAATTTTAATTTA